GTTTCAGGATCCCATTCGCTTGTGTAAGCTTCACTTACATCCATATAATCATTGTGTTCTGCTTCTATACCTTGTTTTTCAAGAGCAGCAACAATTGAATCTAAAACATCCATATCATATCCTTCTGGTATTTCTGTTTTGATTCCTTTAGATTGTAAAAATTTATTAACTTCTTCTATATAGCTTAATTTGACTCTTTTACCTTTAAGACCAGGTTCACTGTATGTATTAAATCCATAAAATCTACCACTCTCAGTATAAACCATGTTTATACTTTTAACGTCAAAGTCTATATTTTCAAATTTATCAAATTCATTAATTACTGCTTCGTCTAGTTCTCTTTTAGCATTATTTATCCAAGCATTAGCTTCACCTTCACCTTTGATAGTTTTAACTTTTTTTCCATTTTTAAAAATATCATAGATACCATTACCCTTATATTTTTTCTTAAATATTTGGTCTTTTGGATTAGGAGCAGTTAAACGGTCAAAGTTTCCACCTGACATTCGGGGGTCGTGAAAATTTCCAACTTCATCTAAATAACCTAACTCTCTAGCTGCTTCTTCTAAACCTGGATCTAAACCTTGTTGGCGTCTGTCATCCATAGATGATTGTTGTGCCATTTGATCATATTCAGCGTCTGAAGGGCCGTCTGGTTTAAAGTCTTTGGCTTCAATGTCTACAACAACAGCGCCAATTTTCTTTTCTATAAATTCAATAACTACCTCTCGTAGTAATCGAATAGCAGTCATAGTTCCGCCTCTTTTACTTCTGTCTAGAGAAAATTTAACATACACTGATGATTCATTTTCTTTTGGTCCAGCTTCTAATTTACCTACCTCTACTTTAATTCCGTATTTACTTACAACTTCATTATTTTCAACATAGTCTATTACACTACTCATGTCACCATCAGAAGGTGATGCATATACATCAATTTTATAATGTAAATTTACTACATCACCTTTAACTTCTGCTTCTGCTAGATTTTTAATTTGTTCTTTAATGAACTTTCGAATTATTTTTTTCATTGTGTTATGTTTAAAAGTCGGAGACCATTCCTCCTAATATAAATTTACCTGTTATTTTAAATGGTATTTTTGCAATTTTTTCATCTCTAACTACTACACCTTCATGGTTTTCAACTGAACCCATTGGTGAATTTAATACTTTAAGCACTTCATCGCCTAATTTTTCTGTTCCAAGGTAGGTTGCAAAGCCGTTTATAGCTTTTTGTTTGTCGTCTTGGTCTTCAAATAATTCATCTACGTTGCCTCCTTTAAGGATTGCAAGATAAACTTGTTTAGACACAGCGCCAACTTTTTTCTTACCGCTTCCTACATTCATAAATATAAAGTCACTTACAGGAATGTTATCCATTCCCTCTAACCATTGTCCTAATGGTTTTACTTGAGCACCTTCGTTGGTTTCAACTGTGTATCTTTTAGACAATGCTGATCTAAAATTGGGTTTTGTTGTCATTTCTGTTGGTACAGAACCATACACTTCAAATCCACGTTTTTTAGCGATAGGTGCTAGATTATTTAACAGTGATTGCAAAGCATTTTTATCGTAATTAAATTCTTGAGAATACCGTTTTACTAGTGGTTTACCTCTATACATTCGTCCTGGAACTTCTTCCATTTTAACTTTATTTAAACCATGAATGGCAATAAAGTTAGAACCATAATCTTGTACGTTTGTTTTACCACTTACATATTCCATATTAAATAATATGCTTGGATCATCAAGTGCACCTAATTTTTTAAGGTCGCCTTGAATAGAAGGTAGTGCTTCATTAAACATGTCTAATACTTCACCACCTACCTTAATCATTCCATGTCCTGCTTTAAATCTATCTTCTAAGTCAGCTTTTGTAATACCTTTAATGTCAAGTTCTTTTTTAGAACCTCTGTCCATTGCAAATTGTTTAGTGCCTCCTACATCAATTAAACGAATTGATGAATTTACACCATCAATTTTAACTGCGCCTGGATTTGTTTGTAATGAATTGGCTGCTTGTTCAAATACATTTACTAAATCTCTACCTGATGTTACATTTGGTAAGTCGAATGGGTGAGCCATATGTCCTGCTGCACCACCTTCAGAAAGTAATATTTCATTTACAATACCTTTCCACCAATTTTTGGAAAATAATTTTTGTTCATTCATTTTATTAGGTGTGTTATCATATCCACAAGTGTGACAAATATATAAATCATCTCCCCCATCTACTATAGCCCATGTCCAACCACAATTGTCACATATAATGTCAGTGTCTGTTACTGTTTCGTTGTACATTTTACCATATAATCCTCCTCTTTTATATTTGTATGAAGGATTAATGTCTTTTTTAGGACCGTCAGGCATTCCTGCTTTGTACTCGCTACTTTTCATGTAATCAGAAACATGATCGTTAGGATCATATAAATCTTCATTCATTGGATTAGGGATTACAATTGCCCACGCGTCTTCTTTGTCCATATCAGTCATATGATCTGGTAATGAATTGTAAAAGAATGTGTCTTGGTTATTTTTTATAAATCCTCTCATTTCAGTTCCTGATACTCCTCCTGCTTGAGGTGGTACTAATACTGTTTGAAATTGAATGTTTCGAGGTTCTGCAAATTTACCTATATTCTTAAAACGTGAATCATTAGTGTCTTTTTCGCCCATCCCTAAATAAACTGTGGATCCTTCAGGAGCTGTGTCTTCTACAAAATCATACACATCTTGCACTGGAGAATTTGAAGTGGAGGGTTGAATTAATAGTTTATTTGAAAGGGGATCTGAATCTGATTCTTTATATAGATTCCATAATTGAAGAGACATTTCTCTTGTTATACCATCACGCTCTTTAGCACCTACTTTAACTACAACAACATCTGCGTCTGTGTTTTTAGCTAGCCATTTGGCCATATTATAATGACCAGCATGGGGCGGTTTAAATCCACCTGGTAAAAGTGCAATTTTTTTCATTAACTATACAGTTTTGTAATAAATATAAAACTTTACGACAAGGCTAATTTTTTTCTTACTAATGAAGACATTGTAAGTTCTTCTGCAGAATGGAGTAATTGGGTAAATTGTTCAAATCCTAATTCGCTTGGATCTTTGTCACCCATTTCAATAAAATAAACGCGTTTACCATATCCCATTAATTTTTTAGCATGGTTAAGGGCGTCTTTTAAAGCATCTTCATCTAATGCAAGATACACTTTTTTACAGTTAGATGTTAAAATTTGTTTCATTAAAGCCGATGAAATTTTCTTACCAAACAATGGAATTGCGTTTCTTTTAATCGCCATTGCATCAAACGCACCTTCACATAAAATCACGGGTAAGTCCCAGTTTATATACAGGTCAAATCCAATTATGTCCTTAGTCGCGGGAGCCAGTTTATGTTTGATATATGCGTTTTTATCGAATGATCTACCAACATAATAATTAATGTTACCTGTACTGTCATATGATGGAATTACAACCATATTTTTTAAGTCACCTGTTTCACAATATTGAATGTTATATTTTACTATGTCTTGCTGAGTGACTCCTCTTTGTGAAAGATAATGAAGTGCATGTCTTGATAAAACTGCAGATGAAGAAATAATAGGTTCAACGCCTTTAGGTAATTGTAAAGTAGTGGCGTCGGGTTTAAAGTGTTTTTTGGTTTTAAACTTATATTCAAGGTCAACCGACTTTAAAATGTCGTATGCTTTTGGAGACGCTTTAGCTTCCTTAAGTAATTTGAATGCTCGATGACCTTTAAAATCACAAACCCAACATTGAAATTGTTGGGTTACAAGATTAACTGTGAGTTTCTTTTTTCTGTGATTACAACTTGGACAATTAAAGACGGCAGATTCTTCTCCTCTAGCGCCTCTAGAGGATTTACCAGGTCCTAAAATTGATTCTAAAAGTTGTTTAAGTAGATCTTCCTTCATATAATGAATATACGAAAGAAAAGTGGCTAATCAAAGTCTCTATCGAAAAATTTTCCGAGAATGTTGTCGTTTAGATATTTTTTATCTTCTAACACACCTAAACTAAATTGATATTTACATTCAAGGTATGTTAATTCTTTTTTGTGATAGGCAATGTGGATAATTTCACGTGTAAGGTCGTCTGGTGATTCATTTACACAGTCTTTTATAAATGCATGTGAACCGTGGTATGTTTTCCAATCGCTTTCTTTTAATACGCGTTTGTACATTGGTGGGCGACCTTTTCCTTCCCAAAGGGCCTTTTCTTTTTTACCTAACTTTTTCTTTAAATTATACATTAGTGATTTTTTACCAATGTATTTTTTACCTGTAGGTGTGTGGGTTGTTTGATAAATAAAGCCGAACGCTCCTTCAGGGAGGTCGGCTATATCATTAATTTCTTTTTTATTATATAACCATTTCATAAAACTATTTTTTTATTATTATAATCCTAAAGGTGAGACTCCATAAAATCTTATATAAAATTTACCTGCATTATAAGTACC